ATTATCGTTCTGAGAATAGTCAGCAAAAGCCAATCCAATAGACGGCATTTTAGATGAATCAGATGCGTCAGCCTTGGCAACGGCGATTCTGTTTTGACCGTTGTTAAAGCCAGTGATGTACAGCGGATCGCCCTTAGATACTGCCTCATCAAATCTAACCTCAAGAGTAATTCTATCTGCATAATCCCACTCTGTGTCGTAGTCAGTTCCGCTTACCTTCCTTAGAAGCTGAAACTGTGACCCACCTGCGGGCACCCCTTGTCCATCAACACCGTCAGCACCGTCAGCACCGTCAGCGCCAGCTGGTCCCTGAGGGCCTGTAGCTCCTTGAGGACCTGTCTCTCCTTGAAGGCCAGCAGTGACTTCTACTGGGCTGACTTCTGGAGAAGTTACTTTGATTGCAGGAGTGGTCTCCACAGAGACCTTGATAACCCCTGGGCCGCTATTTACAACCTTTACTGACATTAGGCTCCGATATCGTCGTTTACTTTAAACGTTCCGTAGAGGAGCGTCTTCACATCGCCTGCTGTAAATCTAACTCCCTCAGCGTCGGTGATTTGCAAGTCATATACGTACAAACCAGGAGACAAGCCTCCAATTTGAGCATTGGTGGAATCGATCTTAAGCTTAGAGTTGGTGGCATCACCAGTAGAGCTGGTGTAGATGATAGTCAGAGATTCAGGACTCGCTGTATCTGACGTTGCAATCTTCATTTCAAATGCGTTGCTGTTTGTGCCGTGCTGAGGCATAGCCACTCCAAACTCCAAGTTGAGCTCAAACGTATCACCCTTCTTGGCAATGATGTCGAGTCTGTTCGATATATCTACGCTAACTGTAGCCATTATTGTTGAATGATGTTTTTAACGATTTCGTCCACGGATTGCTCTCCGCCAGTCTGAGTCTCTGTGCCCTCTGTGAGTTCAGATCGGTCTCCCTTTCTCTGAGAGATAAGCTTGCTTTGTTCGACAGCCTGTTTCTCAACTCGGTCGTCTTTACGATCCTCCTTAAGGACTTCGAGTTTCTCTTTGAACTCTTGATCTTCAGTCTTAAATCCGAGAGTAGCCTGAGCCCTGATGAGTTCAATCTCTTTGCGGTACTGATGCTTGACTTGCTCCATTTGAATTTCTAGCTGAGCTTTCATCTGCATCTTTTGAGCCTCTATTTGAGACTCCATTTGCATCTCTTGCTGTCTAGCTTGAGAAGAAGCAGCCGCTGACTGCTGCTGAATCTGAGCTTGTTGCTGAGAGTTCTGCATAGCAATCTGCTGGTTCCTAGCGATCCGCTTAGACCTTCTTAGTATCAGCAACCGCTCCGCTTGGTTCACATCCTTCAACTGCCTGATTGCAATAGCGTCCTCGATGTCCAGTTCTTTTTGAGCCAGAGCAACCTGAATGTTTTGCTCCAGATACTGCTTCTCTGTGTCCTCCATCTCCTTGACTATCCTTACGCCAAAGTTGTACATCGGAAGGTTTTCAAACGAAGCAAGAACCTCCATGTTAGCTTCACCAACCGCGTTGGTATACGCTTTGTATATGACACTCTCTGGTGGAAGGACCTGCAAGCACTTGACGATGTCGGAACATACTTTCTTGAAAAGAACCATGGAAGCATGAGTCATGTCGTAGATAGCGTTGTTGCCAGCCGCGATAGCTTGCTGCCTAACTCCGACCAAAGCATCTCCCTTCGGAGAGCTACCATCCATAGCCTCGTTGATACCTGTAGCATCTCTGATGAGCCGTAAGTAGTGGTTGTACAGCCCAACAAACTCATTTATGTTTCGAACTGCATTACCAATCTCTCGGATCGGCGGGTTTTGAAAACCACCCTCTGGGTTCTTGCTTCTATAGTAGAATACGCCAGTCTGTTCGTAGATGTCGTGAAGCTCTAGTGGCTGAAGCTCACCTCCTTTACCGAGCTGGACATTCTCAAGTCCTTCGACGTCAATGATGATACCGTCTGGTTTAGCCTTGGCGACAGCCTGTTGAATCTTCAAGTGAGTCAGCTGAAGCTGGTCTGCGAAACCAATACAGCTATTAACCATAGACTTAGGAATCATATCCTGCATATTTGTTGCAACAGCAGAGTATGAAAGGTTAGTCTTTGAAAGATCGTGAAGATTCTTAGGCATGTTTGTCTTCAACCCGTAGCTGAACAGCTTATCACAGCCCATAACATAGAAGCCTCCGTATGCAGTCTGATTGTGCATCTCGTGAACATCTCTCTTGTATACGGAATTCGAAGGAGCCTTGTAGCTTTCTCCTTTGAAGTAAAACCCTGTATTACCGTACTGACTCTCTTTCTCCTCGAATACCATCTTGTCCACAGACAGAAACTCAAACTCCAGTACATCAACCATGTACTCATCATATCCGTAATCAGATCTGTTAGATGATGAATCATAAGATGACTGGCTCATTCCACCAGTACGATTGCCAGACTTAGATCTTACCTTTCCAGCGATGTACTTGTAATCTTCTTCTGTAAGTTGATCTCCAGCCAAACGCTTTAGCTCATGGATGGGCATCCTTCGGACGTGACCAGCATATAGCATGTCTCCAAACGAAGGGTCTTGCACGTCGCTGTGGACGAAATCAATAGGGTCTACATAGTGCGTGGTAATGCCGTAGTTAGGGTCGTTGCTTCTTTTTACAACAGCCATACCTAGGTTGACAATGTCATTGACAGATCTGCGGTAAACAGAATCGTGGAAGTCATTCCACTGAAGCGTCATGTCGGTAGCAATCTGAGCTGCTATCTCAGAAGAAGACTTTATGTTGTTCCCCATGAATATCTCAGCCTCCTCAAGCGAGTCGGGAAGAGCATCCACGTTAGCTACGTCTACATTAGTCTTTTCTTTTATCTCAGCCAAATCTTTCTTGGCCTTGATGAGAGCCTCCATTTTCTGCCTTTCTCTATCTTTTTCAGAAGAGGATAAGGGGTCGACAGCTTCCAGGTTTGGGTACGGTTCTCGTGATAGAATCTTGTTCACTACAATTCTAGCGAACTTAGGAAGGATAGGCACTGGAGTAAAGTCCAGGTTGAGGAAGCTGCCGTCGCCGTTGTTGGGGTCCATACTCGTCAAGAGTTGACGGTAGATCGCGGTGTCTTGGGTGCCGTTTGCGTAGGATCGGTTTTTCAGGAAAGTATCTCTTCTTCTTCTGAATAGAGAGTTTTCTCTGTCGATAGACCCCCACTGACTCTCAATAGCTTTCGCATATTGTAGGCCATACTTAGCGTTTTCTTTGACCTCTCTGGTTTCAAGAGGACTCGGAAATCCTTTCTTAGATGTATTGTTGTCCCCGTACATTATCGCAAATATACTAAAATTACGAGTGCCAGTGTTTTATCTTGTGCTTCCTAAAGAATTTCTTCTCTTGTAAATTTGACTTGGGTTTTTCGGTCTTTACTTTTTGAGCAGCAAGGAGCGCTAGACCAGAACTAATTGTCAAGTCAAACTTGGTTCTATCTGATATCTTGTAGCCTATCCAGTCCTCCAGCGTTCTGTTCAAGTACATATTACCCATCTTGCCTGTCTGAGGATTCTCTCCCACGTGATCGTGTATATATGTCTCAATGGCTTGTGCGTGAGACTGGATAACTTCTTGTGAGTTAGACGGGATACCCTTTGTCTTGACGTTCACCTTTGAGCTAGAGGATGACAAATGGGCAGGCCTATCCATGAGGTATCCGTCGTACCCACGAGATTCAAAGTACCTAACTATCCCATACTTGTTGTTCTCCACCAAGAGCGGGTATCCGTAATAGAAGGCACACATCAAAACATCCTCGTAGAAGATGCTTGCTAGGTCTGGACGAGAAGCGTATTCTATTACAAAACAGTTACTTACGTCCTCCATGTTAAACTTATTGTAGAGGTGCATAGCCCCCTTGGAACCCCTGCCATCTACAGTAGCGTCAAGATCATAGGAGTCAACTCCGCCTACTCCCATGTGGACGTTGCCTGGTTTCTTCTTGCCATATTCCTCAACTACTTTATTCCTATTAGCGGCCTTGGGCTGCCAAGCCATATAGAACCTACCATTGGCATCTGGAGAGAAGATGACCTCTTTGTCTTTTTCCTTCCACATGAAGTTACCTCTAACTACTGGGTTGGGGAACAGGTTGTTGTTGTGGTCGATCTGCTGGTAGATCTTACCGACATTAAAAAGACTACTCTCAATGCTATCCCTGAAGGCCTCTTCTTCTGTAAAAGGAAACTGCCTTACAACCTCATTCAGTTCTGAAGCATCGTTTTTGAGGCTGTCTCTCTCGTTCCTTAGGTACGTCTTCGATCCCTGATCAATAATATCGCCGTCAATACCGTCCACAGGACTGCCAGGATCATCAATGACTGGCTCTCCGTATTTGTCAAAAAATCCTTCAAGTGCTTCATAAGCGGGCACAAAGATACGGTAAAGTCCAGTCTTAGTCCTGCCGTTTGCATTCCTTTCGTTCGGGTTGCTATCCTCCCACAAAGCCTTGTATTCACTACCTCCTTTGTTCATAGGATTCACAGTGCTACCCACCAGTGCTTTGCCTACAATCTTCTTACCGACAATGAGGCAGGTTCTTTCAATACGCCACGCCTCTCGTATGTCAACTGGCTTCTCCCATTTACCCGCCTCGTCCAGGTACAGCATGTGTAGCTTCTCACCGTCGTATGCGTTGTTGGTGGTGTTCTTCCAGTTGATGATCGTGTTCAGAGCGTCACCTTTGTATGACGTCTTGTTGTTCTTCGTGATGCGCTTTGAAGGTTCACGGAAGGCCAGTTCCATGCGAGGGTTCGTGGTACCGTCTTGGATAGGCTTGAAAAAGAATGGATATGACTTGAAGATCGGAACGACCTTCTTCATGAAAATGTTTTCCTGAGAGTCTTTACCAGTCTTCGACTGAATCCCAAGAAGCTTGTCTTTAACTTGCGTAGCCTCGTCAACAAGAACAGAGCTACAGATATTAGTATAGCCAGAACGGCGACACTTAGTATAAAGCTGACCGACGCAGCGGGGATCAGCTTCGCACGCAGCCATGTGTAAGAAGATTTCACGTTGGAAGGAGAGATAGTATGGGGCACCGATATCGATGCTTGACCATTGGAGGAGCATGTAGTGTCTTCCCGTAATATACGTAGGGATGCCATTGTTGTAAAACCAAACACCGTTACGCCTGCGTTGAAACTCCTTTTCGATGTAGCTAGAAAACTTCTTTCTAAACTCGGGAGGGTTCTCGAACCACTCATCCATACTTCTAACCATTTGCAGCTCTTTGGGCATAGGAATGCGTTCCCACATCTGCATAGCCTTTGGCTTGTCATGGAAGAGTATTTCAGATCGCTTTGGTTTTTTCGGAAGGACAACAAGAATCCCATGGAGTTCAATAGCCTCACCTTCCGTACCGTTAGGGTCGATCTTAATCCCTTTATCTTCGTATCCATCTATGTCGACAAGAGTTGACATCAGAAACTTCTGCCGAATCGATCCATACGTCCAAGCTTTGCAACCCCTGACTTAGGGTTCTTCAGCTCCATGTGCTTGCCACACGGACACTTAATGTCGTGGTAGGCTCCGTCACCGTCAAACTTAATACTGACTCCGCTCTTGTTTTCTTCGTGCTTCTTATCGCACTTGCAAATGTATTCTGCCATGATTGCTTAATTTGTACCCCCGACAGGATTCGAACCTGTGACCGTCTGCTTAGAAGGCAGATGCTCTATCCAGCTGAGCTACGAGGGCATGGTCGGCGAGGTGGGGCTTGAACCCACATGTGACCGATTACTCTTTCTACAAGGTATAAGCTTGAGGAGATACTCGCCGATTACTCATCATCTATTGAATCGTATTCGCTGATATCCACCTTGTAAGCTTCGTCCATTCCGTGCAGATCGATAAGAGTATGACATGCTTTGGTTGCTTCTATGTAGTATTCTTTTACTGTTTGATCTGATTTCTTGTTTCTTAGCTTCTCTATCCTGCATATATCAGGTCTATCTTCGTGTATGGAGCACAGGTTCCCGACGAGATGTGCGCAGCTTCCGTCTGACTTGGACGGTAGCCCGTGGACCTCTGGGTCCATCATGCCTACTGATCTGCAGCATGCCGAGCATTGAGAGCAGATAAACTTCATCGGCTTTCGTGCTCAGCGTTCCACATATCTTCCCAGAACTTATATCTCTTTACATCGTCTTCAGTAATGGTCATGTTCTTCCACCAGTACTGCTTACTTTGAGAATCTTTCTGCGAATCCTCCTGAGTAGTCTTTGTCTTCTTCGATTTCTCCATTTTCATTTAATTGCTTTACCATTTGCTCTAACTTCTGTCGCTCTATAATCAGCTCTTTACAGTCTATGGCTGTTTGCTTGATTGACTGTAGCTCTGCTTTTCTTGCTGAGCCTCCAGCTTCTGGGTCTACAGGCTTCTTGATTTCATCGATCATGTTGTCGATGGCTACCTGCATGCTCTGCATGAGGCGCGCAGCTGCGTCTACTGTCTTAAACTTCGACGTAGAGGAGCCTGTCTTCTGGGATGCGGATGTATTGCTTGCCATCGATTTTGAATCTGTAGTCAATATCTTTCTGAAATCCAATGATGTCACCCAGCTCTAGCCCCATCCTTTTCGTCTCTTCACTCTCAAAAGCAAGCTTAGCCTTAGTGGTCTTCTTCTCTTTGAGCTCTACGGTTACGAGTCCACTCTTAGTCTCACTGATGCTCTCTTTCTCCCCTCCAATCTCTTCGAGTATAGCCCATCCGTGAAGCGGCTTCACCTCACCAGTCTTATTGCTCCTGTACGCGATCGCCTGGTTCGACAAAGCAGACTCTTCACTGTACCTCACCAGGAAGTGCTTGTCTTCACCCGTTAGGGGCTGTCCTTCATTCATAACGACAAGATGGTGGAAGTACAGCGTATCGCCTACCTCTACACCAGTGTCATACTTAAATGGTGAGGCCACAACGGGGCCTTCGTTCACTCTGTTATCAAACTCTTTGAAGCGATTGTCGACGTAAAGTTCTAGACCACCAGCGGTAGTCATCGTGTCTTCAATCTGCTTGTCGAGTTCAATGACAAACAAATCAAATGTTCTCATAAATTAAAAGTTCAAGTCGTATTCAATGATGGTGGGCATCTCATTCACGCTCTTCCACAGGGCTGTCTCTTCATCTGTGTTGACGTAGATGAGATATCTCACTCGTCCAAATTTATGAAGAAATTCTGTATCTAGCACGATTGCAGACACTTTTCCTTCGCCAGCTCTCATGCCGACATAGTATGCCATACCGTTCTTCGGGTCCTCCCCTATGACGATCTTCCTTACGTATCCTTCTTCCATTAGTTTAGAGATATGCCGAGATCTCCCAGCATGTCTCTAAGGTCGTTGTCTGTGTTGTCTTCATAGGTCTCTCTCATAAGATCGACAATGATGTCGAGCTCCTCTGTGGAGTCCAGGTTGTAACTAAACAGCGACTTCATCTCTACTGATTCGTCTTCGGCGGATTCAATTTCATCCATGAGTCCTACGACGATAGCTGACATGATTCTATTCTCGTACCCCCTCTCTTTAACCAAGTCCTCGATTTCGAGTATCTTAGTGTAAAGCTCTGATAGGAATTCAACGTCTTCGTAGTTCATAGCTTATTTTTGTCTAAGATACAAATTATTTCATGCCAAAAACCAAAGTTCGAAAGAAGAGGTTGTTTAGAGAGGTGTCGTTCCTAGATGATAGGTACGTTAATAACAACTACTTGAAGCACCTCAGGTCTACTCGTGCTATGTTCTGTGAGGATAACGGTATCTCTTTCAGTCATCTTGAGTTCCTGCTATGGGCTTATGACAAAGAGTTCTGGACGATCAACTACGCAGCAGACGAGTATGGATTCAACAAGAAGAACTTCGGTAATAGAATTCTGTTCCCTCTCCAGCGGGAGGGGCTCGTATACAAGCACTTCGATAAGCTTACTCCCTCAGACACACGAGAGGACCACTTGTTCCGCGAAGAGACTAAGATGAACTATAGAGTGCGTTACGCTATGACGCAAAAAGCCCGCATGTTGGTGCAGGCCTTTTACAGAAGGCTAGAGTCTTAATCGAAGATCACTTTGTAGACAACCTGGCCTTTATCATCTCGAACAGCTTTGAGAACACGACCACGATTATCGCCATCATGGACGTAACTAACGTGAACCCAATCAGGATTGTCTTCATCACCAAACTCCCAAATGAGCTGATCAAATTCAATGCAGTTGCGTATATAACGGAAGATGTCACCGTTTGTCGTGCCTCCGTAAGCGTCTGCGTCCAGGTCGATAGCTCTACCCTGAATATGCTGACTACGACTTGAGCCACCGATCGCAGTGTTGAGTTCAAGCGAGCGATACCCGCTCGACACGTATATAGGAACTCCGAGACCCTCCCTAAGAGGTTGAAATACATATCTCGCAATCTGTCTAAGGTTTTCTGTTTCCCATTCATCTGGTGTGTTGTTTATTCCGAGTCTTGATGCGGTGATGCTTTTAGTGCATTCTCTAAGCGTCAGGTTTTCAGATAGTTGCATATTAATTCGAATTTTTTTTGCCGAAATGTTTGGAGGGAATTGGTTTTCCTTCTTACAATGAGATCAGCAACGAACAAATTTACAAAATTCAAATCAACAATCATGCGTAACTACATTGCAACAGCCGCCCTCCTGATCATGAGTGCAACTTCTTTCTCTCAATCTCTTAATGACATCCTTAGCGGGAAGGTTGAGGTGAACGCAGAAACAGCTCTTAAGCACAGCGTTCTTGAAGCTATGATCCCAGATGTTGGTACTCCAGACCAAGTAGCTGTATTCAGGGTCAATGGTATCGACGTAGACTTTCCTTACTGCGGGGAGGGGGTTCTTCCTATGGATCTCATGACTTACGAAGAGGCAGACTTTGAGATGTACGCTACATTCAGATCTCCTTCAGATACTGTTTTCTGCCCCTTCTACGAAAAGGGTACGTACTTAATCATGTGCTTCGATGCAGATACGAACGAGCTGGGTAAGAGCTTAGTGATCATGATGAACGACAGCTTCATTGAGGCTGGCCTGTCTCAGGGGTTCTATGGTGTCGATGGCGATGTTGTTTACTCAAAGGACCCTATGCGTATTGCTAGGGAGCAGGCAGAGTTCCTTTGCTTCAACTGATTCATAAGTATACACCAACAAGAAAGCCCCGTTAGGGGCTTTTCTTTTTTAGTAATGTGTAGTCTGATGTTAGTTTCTAGCACCTGCAGCTCTTCTTTCCATAGCTCTTTCAAGAGACCTACGCATATCACCCTCCTGCAATTCTGGAATGTTAACCCCAAGAGCTTTCTGAAGCTCTCCGAAGTTAATGTCCCCTAGCCCGTAGTTAGCTCTTCTATTCATAAGAGTCTTGATCTGCTCCTCTTCTGATGGCATCGAGAATCCTTTGTCAGTTCTAGTTCCAATATCCATAGCCTGAAGGATGTCGGCCATGTCCTCTCCCTCCTCTCCAGTGGTAAACTCATCCATGACCTGAGACATCGGGATAGCTCTCCTAGAGCCGTCAGGGTTTACCTCCATAATAAAGGTTCCTTCACCAGACTCATCAGTGTATCCTGGAATCGCAAAGTAACCTGGAGCACTCATCTTTTTTGCTCGCATACCCATCTCACCAGGAATGTACTCTCTGAATGGATTAAGACCTGGATTTGCTTTGATGTCCCCTGCTGTGATTCTGTCCTCTCCGCTGCCGTATGCGGACTGAACGAAACGCTTCTCTTTATCTGTGACCTGGTCGCCATTCTCAGCGTAGACCATACCACCCTTACGGTACTTCATAATACCGCCATTCTCCATTTCTCTCTTGGCTTGCATACGATCACGCAAGGCTTTTACCATGCCCATGCCTGAAAGACCACCGAGTGCGTTAGCCGCTTCTGGTCGATCTTCCTTGAGCTGGTTCACTCTATCGGCCAGGCCCTTTAATCGGCCACCGAGAAAGTACTCATTCTTCTTTGGTCTCATCATGATGCAAATATAGTCATTAATAGGTTTGATATTCCCACCCCTCTTGCTCTCGGAAGGTAAGTGCAGTCCTGGCGCCCATTCAGCAATATAGTAACAGCTTGAAATGTTCTTACATTTCCCTAATCTACTTAGAAGCCTTTCCCTTATTTACTTGAGAAGCTTCTCTTTCTCGTTTGCTTCGAGGCGAAGTTACAGCAGAAATAGCACATAGAACTCAGCTAGAGTAATGGGTTAAGTAATTAAGTCTAACTTATTGTCTTAGAACAGCTTGGATGCTTCTAAGTGAAGCGAGTGTGAGCCGATCGAGGGTGAAGCCGCTTTGAAATTTGAGGGTGTAATAGAGAGTAGTGGGATTATACGTACCTATAGGCGTTACGCACACGATACCCAAACGCATTACGCAACCCCGTGGGTACGATACACGTCGCATTTTGCGCATACATTCCAGCTTTACGTAACTGACTGGTGCCGAGCAGGCTACGTGGTCTCAGGTGGAGTGGCAGTACAGGGTGAGCATAGTTGCTACCGTCATCTACTCTACGAGGACAATCCCCCTACCCCCTTACGGCCTAACCGCAAACCCCTCCGCCATGACGCCACACTGCACCACGTCACACCGCATCACGGCACACTGGACGGCTCTGTGCATTACGCGCATACACGAATTCTTCGCACGTGTTTTACCTCTGGTAAAATCGCACATGGAATTAGTCCCTCAAAAATTTGGAAAGAAGAAACCCATCGCCATACCTTTGGACCATCGGTTCGACAGTCGGGCTGAGTCAAACTTCAAAATTCATCTAAGATGAACAATCAAACCAACCGTATGCAACTGCTGAAAGCAGTTAAGTCAGCAGTCAACGCTGCATCTTTCTCAACGACCGAAGGTCGAGTAACCGAGGCTAAAGCCGCCGTCCGTGACCTGATGACGTACTTGGACTCCTTGGAGTCAGCCAAGCCAAACGCTTCGAAGAAGCGGAAGGGAAAGCAAAAGAGTGGCAGAGCCACCCAAGCTACCAAGGTAGCTGACAAGCAGGAAAAGGCCTTCCACGGCAAAGCCGACACACCTGTGACACCATCCACACGTAAGCCAAAGGCTTCGGTCGAGGCGGCTCAGAAGTCGGCTCAAGACGTGTCACGTCACACAGGGGCTGAAAGCCGAGCCAAGCGGAAAGCCGAGGCAGTGAAGGAGGCTGTTGCTCCTCCTGCTCAGGTGGCGTCAGATGACCGCGTAGCTTCCTTGGAAGCCAAGTTGGAGCAGTTGACCGCTACCTTGGCCGTCATGATGACGTCAGATGTGACACCCACGGCAAACGAAGTTTGCTTCTCTGACTTGCCATTCGACCCAACCCACTAACCCATGAGTGGGGGAGTATATACACCTTCTGAGTTTACGAAGAAGGTGATATACGACCCCTCTCTCTAACTCGAAATTCAAACTTCAAATTCAACTGATATGAACAACGCAAAATTGCAAGCCATGGTGGACATGTTCCAGGCATTCGGACCTGACGCCATGCACAACAGCGAGGACTTCGCAACCTTGTCATGTGACGAACAAATGATGGTTCAACAAGAAACCGAAGGTTTGTCATGACTTATCGAATGGTTTACTACCGAGGGTTCGACCGCGACGATTGGGATGCGGTCACCTTCGAGGCGTCAAGTGACAAGGACGCCAAGGAACGAGCGCTTGACCTTTGCCCTGATGGGCATCGGGTCAAGTCCGTCAAG